TTTAACGTACACGACAGGCGACTTTGGTCAGCGCGTTGAAGGTTGGACGAGCATCGCCGACGTGTGGGCGAACGTGGACACGCGCGGAGGTAATGAGAGCGAGAAAGCGCAAACGGAATTCCCAGCGCGAAAGGTGATTTTCACGTGCCGATTTCGCGACGATGTTGGTCCGGATGATCGCGTAGTGTGGAGCGGTGATGTTTATCAGATTGTGACGTCAGAGGAAACGCACTACACGCGCAAAAGATATTTGAAGTTGCACGCAATTTTGAAGGGGAAGCAAGATGGTTAGTATAAACTTTAACGATAAGGAGCTCCAAAAGTTTTTGAAGCGCGTCGCGTATTGTGCCGAGTTCGGGCGTAAGAATCAGCGCGAGATGTTGAAAATTAACCGTCGCGTATCGAAAACATATTGGCTGACAGCGCGCCGTAAAATTCGCGACGCAAAGGATGTTTTTAAGGTTTACAAAAACGGTAATTTGTATAAAGAAATTCAACCGGGAACGCTTCGGAAATCTATGGGATCCTGGCGTTCGGGTCGTCGGAACAATGTTATTTTAGCCGGTCCGCGAGCGTTTTCGAAAGCACCAAACATAAACGCGGACGGGTGGTTTGGTTCGATTGTCGAAGCCGGTCACGTTGGAACGTCAGCATCAAAGAACACGCGCAACAAAGGCGTTTTTCAAAAGACATTAAAGGAAACGACGGAAACGATGCGGATTCAGCAAATAAACGAATATCGAAAAGAATTTAAACAATACACGCGATGAACGTTGTCGGAAAAGCAATAAACGAAATTTTACAAAACGGCGCGACGAATTTACCGGCGCAACCCGATTTTGCGCAAAACGATTTTGCCGACACATACATCGTTTACCGTGTTGTAAATATCACGCCAAGCGACACCAAAAGCGGAGCATCGACGTTGGATGAGGTGGATGTCGAAATAAACATTTATAGCAATGTTTTGGCGGCGGTTGCGGATTTGTCGGTCAAGGTTCGAGCCGATTTGGATCGCGTGGCGCATGGTAGTTATGCCGGCGTAACGTTGCAAGGTGTGCAATTTAAGGACGAGGACACAGGATACGATTATTTTTTGAGAAGGTACGAATGTCAGCACACGTACACATTTCGAGTTGAGCTATAATTTTTGTAAATTTGCAATATGGAATTGAAAGTATTAAAAGCCGTTCGCGGTCAAAGATGGGTAAAAGGTGACACCATTCGCGTGTCGCGCGATTACGCTAAAAAACTTATTTCCAAAAATCAGGCGTGTGTACCTGGGGAATACTTGGAAAAGATAGCAGTTAAAAAAGAAGTTAAAAACGACGAAAAATAAAATAAAATGGCACAAACAGTTAACGTAATGAACGGCACAGATTTGGCCGTTTATTTTGGAACATCGTCAGGTTCTGAGGCATTGATCGCACACGCGACAGAATGTTCAATTTCATTCAGCGAGGACGCGCGCGACATCACAACCAAAGATTCAGCCGGATGGCGTGAACTTTTGGAGGGGTTGCGATCATTCAACGTATCGACATCACACCTTCACGCCGAGAACGACACGACGAATGTTCAGGACATTTGGAGCGCGTTCAATACACGTTCGAAGGTATATTTATTGATGTCCACAGAGCAGACCGGCGATTATCGTTTTGCGTGCGAGGCGAGAATTTCGAGCATTGAAATGAGCGCAGCGACCGAGGACAACGTTACATATTCTGTTCAGTTTGAAGGAACGGGAGAGCCAACGTATTTAGAAATTACCTAATTTTTAAACCATGACCAAAACAATAAATATCGCCGGGCGTGAATTTCCGGTGCGGATGACGTTAGGCGTTTATCGCAAGTTTGACAACAAATTCAAGTCCGAAGGGATGAGCGTTCTAAAAATGGGCGATGTATCGCAGTTGCGAACGGAACACATTGTGCAGTTGGTTTTTTACGGCATTGAAGCGGGCGCGAAATTTGAAGGTGATAAACTGGACATCGACATTGAATGGATTTATGACAACGTTGAAGTTTCTGAGCTGGGCGAGTTGATGAGCGCGATGGGCGTGGAGGATGACGCACAAAAAAAAACGTAAGCAATGAAAATGGCGTTTCTTTAGATTGGGATGATATTTTAAAAATAGGGTTGGGCCACTGTGGTTTTAACCCTATTTTGTTGAACGAAATGACATTTGAAGAATTTAACGCGGCGGTAAAAGGTCGGCGCGAGATGATGGAGGCGGAGCAGCGCGAGGAGTGGGAGCGGATCAGGTGGCAAACGTGCGTTTTGTTGCAGCCGCACATTAAGAAGGGGAGTAAATTGACCGAACAAAAACTAAGACGATTCCCTTGGGAGCAGAATATAAACACAAGCGGCGCACCAACGGCCGAAGAAATTAAAGCAAGTCGCGAACGTATATTGAAAAGAGATGGCAAAATTAGGTGATTTAGTCGCGCGGATTGGCGCGGACACACGCGGGTTCAATAAAGCTCTTGGGCAAGTTCAACGAAAGTCGCGACAAATGTCCGGGAACATTAAGAACCTGGGCAAACAGATGTCCATGTCCATCACCGCGCCGTTAGCGTTGATCGGTGCGCAGTCCGTTAAAACGTTCATGTCGTTCGAGGCGCAGATGGCAAAGGTGAAAGCGGTTTCGGGAGCAACGGCGGACGAGTTTAGTCGATTAGAGGCGAACGCGAAGCAGCTCGGCGCATCGACGAGATTCAGCGCGTCGGAGGTTGCTGAACTACAAACAGAATTTGCAAAGCTCGGATTCACGGCCGACGAGATCACCAAAGTAACGGAAGCGACATTAGCATTAGCACAAGCGACCGATAGCGATTTGGCAAGAGCTGCGGAGGTTGCCGGTTCTACTTTGCGCGCGTTTGGATTAGATGCAAGCGAAACGGGGCGCGTTGCCGACGTGATGGCGTTGTCGTTTAGTTCTTCCGCGCTCGACATGGAGGCGTTCGCTGAGTCGATGAAATATGTCGCACCGGTGGCCAATAGTGCCGGGATGAGCATCGAACAAACGACGGCCATGCTTGGGGCGTTGTCGAATGCTGGTATCAAAGGCAGCCAAGCGGGAACGGCTTTGCGTCGTATTATTTCGGAATTGGGCGCGACGGGTGGCGACGTTGCCGGAGCGATTGAGAACCTGGCTAAAAAGGGATTAAATTTAGCGGACGCGAAAGATGAGGTAGGACGATCAGCACAAAGCGCATTGCTCGTTTTGTCGAAGGAAATTCAGACCGTCGAGAGCTTGCAAACGTCATTTAACGGCGCGGCGGGATCGGCGCAAAAAATGGCGGGTATTATGGACGCGACGGCTTCGGGAGGTTTGGCGCGGATGCGTTCAGCCATAGAGGCGGCGCAAATTTCGTTAGGTCAGGCATTAGCTCCGGCGGTTGAAAAAATTATGTCGATAATTAGCAATTTAGCGTCACGATTTGCCGCGCTCGATTCATCGACACAAACGTTCATTGTTGGTATTGGAGCAGCAGCGGCCGCGATTGGTCCGTTGTTGGTTTTGATTCCTTCGCTCATTTCAGCGGTGAGTACATTAGGTCCGGCATTTGGAGCATTGGCAGCAGCGGCGACCGGACCGATCGGGATCACCGTCGCGGCGATTGCTGGTTTAGGTGCTGCAATCTATTACCTATGGGATGATGTTAAAGGACCTATTTTAAAATTGGTTAATTCATTTATTGAGTTGTATAACAACGTCGCAGCCGTGCGAGTTGTTGTAGCGGTTTTAGTTCAAAATTTTAAGAATCAATTTACCGTACTAAAACAGTCGATTTTATCGATTATTGATTATTTCGCTTTGTTAGCGGATGTATTAGCCACGGCGGTCACGGATGGCGTCGGGGCGGCATTCGACAAATTAACAACGGGCCTGGGTGAAATTGGTGGCGATATTGTGGACACCGCCGAACAGATTGGCGAAGACACAATCGCGGCGATGCAAGCAGCAGTTAAGAAAGAACCAATCGAGTTTGTCACGGAGGAAAGTTTTACCAACCTCAAAGAACGGTTAATGGGTTTAATACCATCGTTCGAGAGCGGAGGAAAGGCGGCGAGTGCGGCGTTTAATCGTGGTTTGACAATTCCGCAAGAAATGCAAATGCGAGGGCAAACGGTCGCACCAACGGCCACGCTGCAAACGGGTGACTATGGCGAAATGTTGCCGACCGAAGATTTCAAAGATTTTGAAAACAAGTTAGACACAATGGACCAAAAAGCTCAAGCCGTGGCAAACGCGGTTTCCGGAGCATTTCAACAAATGGGGCAAAAAATCGTTGCCGGTTTAGGACTTGCCGATGAAGGCTTTGAGGGGTTCAAAAAATCATTAGCCGGTACGGTTGTCGAATTAATTGGGATGTTTTTATCGCAAGCTCTTGCCGCCGCCATTGTTGGAGGTAGTAACGCCGGAGCAGCGACCGGACCATTAGCACCGGCGACGATTCCGGCATATACCGCCACGTTAGTCGGTGGGGTGTTATCCGCATTCGCCGCGATTCCAGCATTTGCCGACGGTGGTGTGGTAAGCGGTCCAACGATGGGATTGATGGGTGAATATAGCGGCGCGCGAAATAACCCGGAAGTTATCGCACCGCTCGACAAGCTGCGCGGAATGATCGCGGACGTGAGTGGCGACGGTAACGGTGGCGGCGTGTTGTCCACGAAAGTCAAAGGGAGCGACCTGGTGTTTATTTTAGAGCGCGGGCAAAAACAAGTAAACCGAAACAGATAATGGCGGAGTTCTTATATAGCACATTTCAGGATGATAAAAGTCAGTTGTGGCGCATCGAAATTCACGACACGGCGTTTTCGGGCAGCTCGACACAATTTCACGTGGCCGCCGATGGTTTTCAGTTGAAGTATCAAGGCGATACGGAAAAACCATTACAACCGATCGTTGGTAGTACCTTGTCATTCGTGATGCAAATCGAGAGCGGCGCGCAAGGATTGGACAACGCAACGACGTTGGACGGGTTTTTGTCCACGTTATTGACGGCGGATGAAGATCGTTTCACCGTTGTGGTTCGTGAGGGTGCAGAATCAAGCGACGACGTTTATTGGGTTGGAATTATTCAGCCGGAGCAGATGACCATCGCGGACGAAAGTTATCCGCGTTCGGTGGAAATTATCGCGGCGGACGATTTGGCTAATTTGAAAGGCGTTGAATATACGGACGACGGCACGCCGTACACCGGTCAAGCGTCGATATTGGTTCACTTGATCCGATGCCTAAACAAGACGAGAACAACGCAACATTGGGGCGGCACGGATATTTTTCTGGAAACGCAAGAATATTTCAAATTGACGAGCGCGGGAACCTCAGACACCTATTTGAGCTGCGGTTTCATGAACGAAGACCTGTACCAAACGACGAGCGGAGTCGTTGAGTACATGGCGACATACGACGTTTTGGAGCAGATATGTGAAACGTTTAGCGCATCACTATATCAGGCGCGCGGGCGGTGGTTTTTTATTCCGAGGTTATACGGTACGCATTCCTTGATATATAACGTGAACCAATACGCGGACACAGGACAGTTGTTAGATAGCGACGTTTCGCACGCTTATGGTACCTTAATTTCACAATCACCATACCGGACCTATCGTTTGACCGGCGGCGAGTTTACGCATTTGAACGC